AACGCTTTTTATGCCGGGATGCACTGGTCAAAGCGCAAGAAACTCGCAGACCTCTACCACGCCGCTCTCATCGAGCACCGCGCCAAGCGATTCAAGACGCCCGCGCATCTCACGTTCACCTTCTCATTCAAGGGACGATTGACAGACGTGGATAATTGTTTTGCTATGATAAAACTACTCATCGACTCTTTACGACATTGGCGCATCATTCCCGACGACACACCGGCAGATGTGGCAAGCATCAGTGTTCGAGTGGAGAAGGGAATCAAGGACACCGTGAGCATCATCGCGGCGTGATGTGGACAACTTCGTGGTATCATCAAAATGATGATATAATCATCCTATATTCATATATTCATAACCATCTCATTTTTACATGCTTCGCGTACAATCGTTCGACATCATGGACAGCGACGGGATGAACAAACTCCTATCCCATTATCGCCTCGCCACCGGCGCTCACATCCTCGTCTCGGAAGGAAAGGTCTGTATCCCCTACGAGGACGGCGAACCGGACAACAAGCAACAGCAGATCATCATCATCGCGGAACAGCGCAACAAGATGCTTGTCGAGCTATCCCTCATCGAGCACTCGCAGAAAGTCATGGCTTTCATGGAGGCAGACGCAAAGGATCGCGCAAACGCAGCCGAGGCGGAATGGAAGGGCTACACCAGCAGCAAACAGCTTGAGGAACGCAAGAACGTGACCGCCGCCGCACTTGTCGAGATTCAGAACAAAATCAAGCAGAACGAGTATGAAATCATCCGGCTCAAGAAGAACATCGAAATCTTCGAGGAGACGATGAAGGAACTTGAAGCATAGCTTATGGCAGGCCGACCCAGTAAAAAAACAGATCAAGTAGTTAAGAAATTGGAGGAGGCGGCTGCTCTTGACTGCACCATTGAAGAGATGTGTTTTTATGCGGGAATATCAAAACCAACATATTATCAGTATCTCTCTGATGACCCGGCATTACTTGACCGACTAGAAGCCCTGCGGAATGAGCCTGTTTTAGCAGCACGCACCACCATCGTTGAAGCAGTAAAAAAGAACCCGCAAACCGCTGCGTGGTATTTGGAGCGCAAGCGCAAGAAAGAGTTTGCAGAACGCAGAGAACTTACAGGCGAGGACGGTAAACCACTTTTCGATGACCAAACAAAAGACAAAGCTCGACAAGCAGTCGGCGCGATCTTGGATCAAGGAGACGCTGGAGAAGGGAACTAGGGAAGAAATCCGCGCTATCTTCGCATTCGACCGCACTGATACCGAGGAGCATGTCCTTTTTGTTTTTGCGTTGTGGGCGCGCTGGTTCTTTCCGCAATATTTCAAGGCAGCAGACGCGCCATTCCACAAAGACATAGATACCAACAACTACCGTGCCTACCGAGGCGCAATCAGATCCTTCACCGACATCGTGTTCCGTGGCGGAGCGAAGACCACCCGCACCAAGCTCTTTATCGCTTTCTGCGTAGCGAACGACCTGGAACATTCGCGCAAGTACATCAAAGTCCTTTCCGAGGACAACACAAACAGCAAGCAAGTCGTGACGGACATCTACAACATGCTCATCAGTCAGCGTGTCCGCTATTACTACTCCGAGATTTTTGAGAAAACGACCGAGAAGCGCGAGGAAACGATGGCATCATTCACCACCACCACCGGCGTCAAACTTCGAGCAGGCACTGTCGGCACCGACCAGCGCGGGCAGATACAGGAAGACGCCCGCCCCGACCTCATCTGGTTCGACGACTTCGAGACGCGCAAGACACTGCGCTCTGCGGTCGAAACGAAGAGCATCCACGACAACATGGAGGAGGCCCGCACCGGCCTCTCAAAGGACGGCGCGTGCATCTACACCTGCAACTACCTTTCTGAACGCGGCAACGTCCACCGTCTTGTGCAGAAGGAGGGCGAGCAGAATGTAGTGCTCATCGTCCCGATCCGCTTCGAGGGCAGGCCCATGTGGGACGCCTACACCATCGAGGAGATAGACCAGATAGAGCGCGACGCCGATGACTTCGCCGGTGAATATCTTTGCGAACCGTCGGCCGGTGCCGACATCCTTTTCGACCGCTCATCGCTCGACCGGCAGATAAAGAAAACACCGCTGCGCGAGATCGCAGGGTTCAAGATATTCCATGCCTACGACCCCTCGCATCGCTATGGTTCAGGACATGACGTTGCAGGCGGCGTCGGCCTGGACAGCAGCACCAGCGTCTTCATCGACTTTTCAACCAATCCAAGCCGCGTTGTAGCGACGTTCAAAAACAACACGATAAAACCGGACACGTTCGGCGATGAGATCAAGAGTGAGGCAGACCGCTATGGCGCACCTATCGTTGCAGTAGAAATAAACAACCACGGCCACGCCACCATCGGCCGCCTCAAGCAGATTTATGACAACATCTATTTCACCGAGCAGAAAGAAACACGAGTCGGAATGCCACCGCGCGTGCGGCAATACGGCTGGCACACCAATGACGACACCAAGCCGAAGATGCTCTTTGCGCTCAAGAAGGCCGTAGAAGACGGGCATCTCGAACTATCCGACCCCGACCTTATCGCAGAACTCAAGAGCTACACCCGCGACGACCTCATGGATAGGGAAGAAGACCCCCGCCTCACTACGCGTCACTTCGACCTGCTCATCGCCTGCGCCATTGCCTACCAAATGAAAGACTGGGCGGAAATGCAAAAACCATCGGTTACAAGCTATAAGCAGCCCGATTATGAGCGACCAGGACTTGACTAGAGACAATATGACCCGCTGCAAAGTGTGCGAGCAGCTTTTTGCTGACCATGAGTGCGTGCCAGACCCTATCAAGGGATTGCAATGCCCGAACGGATGCGTAGAGCCATTTATCTTGCCGCCCTATGAGCTACCTACCAACACCGATTAAGCGACGCTGCCAAAAGTGCGAACAACAATACGAAATCCCGAATATTCGCATATCGCGCGTGCGTGAAAAGATACTCATGTTCTTTCCCTGTCCGTATTGCAAACCTCCCGCGAGCAGGCCGTCATGTCTCACCTGCTTCATTCCTTTTATTTTCGCGCGTCATCACGCTCATGGCCTCTGCTATCGCTGCTACCAGCGCAAAATACGCAACAAAACCCAACAGGACGATACAATGGCACCATGACAGAAGACTACCAGTCTGCACTCCTTTCGTTCGAGAGCAAGTACAAGAACATGGGCAAGCGCCAGCTTGCCGAAGAAGCGGTCAAGATCGCTACGATGCAGCTCATCACCTCGACCGACTTCAAGAAGCCGCGCATGGAGAAGCTGGCGAAGTTCTGGGCGCTCTATGACGGCAAAACGCAGAAGAAACTGCGTCAACTGTTCAATGTGCCTATCCCTGTATTTTCAGGCATGATTGACACGCTCAATGCGCAGTACGACACGCCGGTGGAACTGAAGTTTAAAGAAGGCGACGCAGCCGACTACTTCAAGGTTCAGAAGATAAACGGCGCATTCCAGATGGAAATCATGGACTCTGCGGAAAACACGAAATGGGACAGTAAGCTACGCATGATCCGCAAGCACGCGATAATGAACGGCGTCGCAATCCCGAAATACACAGCTGAAAGCGATCCCGAGTACAAGTCAACGCTCGACGTAGTGAACCTCAAGCACTTTCACTTCCAGCCGCGCGGCGGGATGACGTTAGAAAATCACCTCTTTGCAGGCGAGGAGTGCATAGAAAAAACCCGCAGCGAATTGCTTGCGGGCGCACGGGCAGGTATTTATGACAAACAACAAATCACCACACTTATCACGAATTGCAATGATAGCGAGTATTTGCCGCAGAATAACATCGAATACAGTCAAAAACTCTCTCGATTCAAGCCGCTTGGCCTCGACCCGGATAATCACTCTTACGTCGGCGAATCCGTCTATACTATCGCTCAATGGATACTCTCGATAGATGGCACCCGCTATTATCTCTGCTTCCATCCGTGGAGCGGCACTTGGCTTCGCTTTGAGAAATGGGTAGACATCTGCTCATCAGACCTCTATCCGTGGCACCCATACGCCACCCATGATGACGACGAGAACTTCCTCTCGAAGTCCTATGCCGATGACCTCTATCCGGCAGCAGACGCGATTGTGGCGATGTTTAACCAGGAACTGACCAACCGCGAGAAGCGCAATTTTGGCGCTCGCGCGTTCGACAAAGACATGTTCTCCGACGTGCGGAAGCTCGACGAGGCCATGCACCGGCCAGATGCGCTTGTGCCCGCAGACACTAAGGGAGGCACGCGCCGTATCTCGGAGGGCGTCTATGAGTTTAAGGTCGGCGAATTGAACGGCACCGTCAACCTCATTGACTGGATAACCGGCTCACTCGGCCGCAATACCGGCGCAACTGACCTCGCGCAGGGCAGCACGCAGGAAGTATCCAAGAAAGCATCCGTCACGTTCGCAGAGCAGCGGTCTGTCTCAAAGCGCGTCGCATGGAACTCGCAGCCATTCCAGGCAATGATGGCGGGCCTCGGCAAACGCTACATCTACGGCCTCAAAGACCACATGCCGTCGAAGATGGCAATCCGTCTCATGGGCGAGAACGGCTGGGACTGGGACGAGGTGACGCGCCTCGACCTCAACACCACGAAAGATATTGACGTGCTTATCATTTCCACCGAGCAGAAAGCCCAGGAAAGCGAACTGAAAGCCCAGCGCCGAAAAGACGCATTGCTTGCGCTCGCGCAAAGCCCGAACATCAACAGCAAGAAACGCGACGAGGAGATACTGCGTTCTATCGGCGACTACACCGATCAAGAGGTTGCAGAGTTTCTTGACGTGCAGACCTATTCCGATAAGAAATCACTCGCCAAGGCAGCAGAAGCAATCCAGCTTATCCTGCAAGGACAGAAGCCGGTATTGTGGTATGGCGCGACGCCCGCATTCATGCAGAAGATCGTTGACTTCGCCTCCGACAAGCGCAGCACTCTCAAAGAGAAGTTTGACACCCTCATTGACTACGCTATGGAACATAGCGAGATCGTCGCACAGAATGTCCAGCGAAAAGCGCAGAACGACGCTCGCATGATGATGCAGCAGCCGATGGCCGTACCGCAAGCAAGCGCTCCAAAAGCGGATAACCCCGGCATACCGGGCGGTATGAGCCGCGCCATGAACATCGCCAACGCCGTATGAACGACCTCGACCGCGTAAGAGATATATTCCTGTCCGACGTTGACGAGGACACGCGCAAGGAAAACGAGGAACAGATACGGCAGTGGGAGACTGCACTCATTCAACATCAAGCATTTGCTGGCTGGCAAAGCAATGATATTTCCCTGCAAATCGTCAAGCAAGCGAAAGAAACGTACAAGGACATCTCTTTGCAGCTCGCAAGCAATCGAACACTTACCGATGCGCAGCGTAATTCTTTGTGGGCCAAACAGGATGCGTGCTTGTTCTTGCTCTCTCTCATCGAGAAAGACGCAAAAGGTGCGCTTGAACAAATCCACCGCGAGATACGCGCCGCGCTGTAACGCAACGAAAACACCTGCATTTGCAACAATGTGAGCATTATAGAGTAATCATATTTTTATGGTAATGACCCCAGCAGAGAAAGAAGCGGAGAAGGCCGCAAAGTTAGCAGAGAAGGAAGCGGAGAAGGCCGCTAATGACGCTCGCACGGAAGTGACCGTCACCTGGGGTACAGGCTCTCGCGTTTACTCTAAAGAACTGCACGGCGAAAACTTTCTCGCTCTTGCAAAGCAGTTTGCCGAAAAGCCGTCTATCCAAGGCACCATCAAATAGACCTGCGACCTCGGCACGTCGGTAAACTGCCTTTTCGCGCCTCGGAATCTTACAGGGGCACCGTGCTGGCGAGGTCACACCAGTCTCCACCACTATGGACGAAAAAGAGAAGGAATATCGGGAGGAATTGAAGGCCAATGGCGTTGATCTTCCCGAATTAGAGGAACCGACGGAACCCGAGGAATCTACAGAGGAACCGAAGGAAGAACCGAAGGAACCCACCGAACCTTTACAAACCGAACCGAAAGAGCAACGCAAGCGCTCGATCTACGACGAATACAAGGAAAAGAAAGCCGAGTTGAAGTCAGAGCGGGAATTGCGCGAGCAAGCAGAAAAGGAACGCGACGAACTACAGCGCAAACTTGATGCCGCATCAACGGCACCTGAACACAAACAGGATGACGCCGAGGATGATGCTATCGCGTACGCCAAGAAAGTCGGCGCAGATTCTGATCTTGTCCGACGCATCATCGAAGAAGCCCGCAAGGGTCTCAAGAATGAGCCCGACGAATCCTTGAAAAAGGACTTGCAGGATTTCAAGGCGTGGAAGTCTCAAAACTCGAAGGTGATGGAGCAGCACATGTTCAACACCGAGTTCGAGCAGACCGTTCCCGCGCTCAAAGAGCTTTTCCCCAAAGTATCCGCCGATGAATTGAACGCGATGAAAGAGAAGCTTGACGCCATCTCTCATACGACGGAGTGGCACGACAAGTCCCTCGACTACATCGCGTTCAAGCACAAAGACGAGCTTTCCGCGCTTGTCTCGCCGAAGAAGCGAGGCATGGAAAGCAACGAGCGCAAGGATGTCGCCGACATTTCATCAGACTTCGACCCGAACCCGGACTTCACCAAGATGTCCCTCAAACAGCGGGAAGCATGGGAAGCCGAGTACAACTCGATGATGAAGCAGTCGCAAGGCATCTCTCAAAACGCGCAAGGACGCAAGGTAATCATCTAGCGTTTACGCCGCTCTTTCGGTCACTAGCTTGAAAACTAATCTAGTTTATGGCCGCGAATCCAAATACGATGACGTTCAAGACGGTATTCAATGCCGAATACCAGATGTCGCACTTCCGAGACCCGATCTATCCGGTCTTGGCCGACACACGCCTTGAATCATCGCTCACCAAGGGTCAAACGGTAGCCCGCTCGTACAGCTCCGATGTCATGGTCAATGACATGGGTGCGGACGGCAGCTACTCGGTGCAGGCAATCACCGACACGCAGGAGACCCTCGTTATCAACAAAGAGAAAGAGGCTTCGATCTACATCAAAGACCTCGATCTCTTGCAGGCGCATCTGCCGGTAAAGCAGAAGTACGGCCGCAAGCTCTCAAACGCGCTCGTCAACCAGATTGACGCGGACGTGTTGCTTGCCGTCTACCAGGGCGCTGGCACGGCGATGGACGACGGCACGTTCTCCGGCACATCCGGCAACGGCCACACGGTCACTGCCTCGAACGTGATGACAGTGTTCTTCACCGCGTACGAAAAACTGCGCCTGAAGAACGTCATCCACAACACCCGCTTCCGCGCTGGCATGAACATCGAGACGCCGGACGGCATGCCGATCGCTGTCATCTCGCCGCAGATTCTGACGTACATTCAGTTGTACCTCGGCGGCAAGGACACGCAGCTCGGCGACCGCGTTTCGACTAACGGGCATGAGGGCTTCTTCGGAGGCTTCAACCTGTTCATGTCGAACGCGCTGCCTTCGAGCCATGTCTTGTCGATGGCCACGCAGCCGACCGACGGTGATACTATCGTCATCAACGGCGTGACAATCACGTTCAAGGCGACTCTCACAAGCACGACAGGTGCCGCAGAAGTACATATCGCCTCGACCGTTGACATCACTCGCGCAAATCTTGCCGAGTTTCTCAACTCGGCCGGTGCCGACAGCGAGGCAGAAGCGACTAACACGGGCTACAGTTCCGTCTCAACCGCTAACCAGCGGCTCTTGAAGAACATCGTAGCGACCAACAGCAACTCCGCAGACACGCTCACACTTGTCTCAAGCGGCTGGGGCACCATCGTCGTCTCCGAAACCTTCACCGACGCGACCGACACCTGGACGAGCACGAAGCAAAAGGTCTTCCAGCTGTTCGCGCTGTCGAAGTCTTGCTCGCTCGTCGTGCAAAAGGAGCCATCCCTCACAGATCGCCCCTCTCCGCAGGCGCGTATCGGTCAGGACTACATCGCGTGGTGCGTCTATGGCATCAAGGTCTTTACCGACCAAGCACCGCAGATCGTCTCTTACGCGGTCAACTCGTCGAGTTTCTCTGCCGCTGCAACCGCTAACAACTAACCCATCGCTTCTATGAGTGACATCACCAAAGCAATCGCATGTGTCATCGCAGGAGTGGTGATAGGGTTCATCGCAGCACAGTTGCAAAGCAAGACGTTCGGCGGAGTCTACAGCCAGATCACGCAGCACTTCTACAACGGCCTGGATGCGGGAACGACCGGCCAGTTCGCGGTGTCGAGCACCGGAGCCATCACGACTTCGGCCGCGCTCACCAGCACTGCGGCGGCGACGTTCACAGGTCTTACGACTTCCGCAACGACGACCGCTGGTGGTAACGTCGACGTTACCACCACGAACGCCGCGACTTCGACCGTCATCGTCGGATGCGTGCAGACCTACGCCACCTCGACCGCAACGCCCATTAAGCAGATGTTCTTCGCTTCTTCCACGCTCAACATCGACGGTGCTTCAATCACCGCCGGTTTCGGCGGCGGAACGCAGCAAGGCATCGTCTTGTGGGGGTACGGCAAGTGTCCGCGAATCTAGTCACGATTCCACCCAGCCCCTCACGGGGGTTGGGATGGGATTATGAGTAATAATAAAAGCCCTATGACGAACGCACTACGCATCAGCGCATTTGCTCTTATCAGCTTCCTTGTCCTTTTCGCGGTAGCGACTATCGCTTTTGCAGGCGTCTCTTTCGGCGTTGACACGAAAGAGAACTCATACGAGCGTTTTGATTTCTTCTCCGCGACGACGACCGCTGCCACATCCACCAACCTTTCAGGCGGCGGCGGGCATTTCGTCATAGCCGGTGCGAAGAAAGTGACCTTTTACTTCTCGCATGGCGGTATCGCCACGACGAGCACAGCCACATCGACATTCAAGATACAGACATCACGCGATGGTACGAATTGGAATGATTACTACAAGCTCACATCCGCAACGTCGTCCGCGACACAGCAGACGATTCCCATAGAGGGGGCCACGTCAACCGTTGTCGCTTCGATGAGCGACATACAGACGACTGCGTACTACGCGACTCGCTGCATCGTCGTAGAAAGCGCAGCAGGGCTAACAGGAGCATCCGGCGACGGCGAACATACCTGCATCGGAGCCGCGACATTCTGACCGCTTATGAATCTCCAGCCGCAAGCAAACTTCACAGTGGTGCGGCAATTGGCCAACCACCTTGACACAGACACGAACTACGTCCGTGCCGTCATCCGCAATGCCTACACAGATGCCATCATCGACACCCTCAACCTAACCGACAAGGGCTCGCAGCGGTTCAAGAAAGACTGGCAGGTTCCTGCCGACCCGTCGGGGCAAGGGTTCTACATCTCCATTGTCACATCGGTCTACACGGACAGCGGCTACACGACCAAAAACTCGAATTATGGCGACGAGGAAAACACCTATCTCGTGCAGGAGCGCGTCATGCCGCTTATGCGCGGCGGCGGAGGTATCGACGCAGCAGAACTTCGTTATATCGTCAAAGACGAATTGAGCAAGCTTCCGAAACCGGAGCCGGTAAAAATCCCCAAACAACAGATGCCGGTTGACAGAACCAACGAGATTCTAAGCGCGATTGACCGCGCAAAGCCGACCATCGAAAAACCCAACTTTTCGCCTGTTCTTACAGCGGTCGAACGAGCGATGCGCGCTATCGAAGAAAAAGAAGTGACTCCCGCGACTGACCTTTCACCCGTACTTGAAAAGATACAGCGAGACACCGAAACGAACGGTGCCGATTTTCAAGAGGTAAAGGACATGCTCGCAAAGCTTGAAAGCAGCATCATTCAGAAAGTGGAATCAACCGTCAAGCAAGCGATGGATCAGGCCGAGTTCACTTCAACGTTCGCCATCCGCCAGCAGCCGGAACAACCGAAAGAACAGCAACCGAGCCCGATCGACATATCAAAAATCGCCGTATGATTTCCACCGGAGCGCAGCTTTCTACATTCATCACCTCTCTCAACAGTGGGGCCGCAATCGACGCCGACCTTCTCGATGTCTTGGTCAACACCGCTCGCACCATCATCGAAGAAGAACGCCCGTGGATGGTGTTGAGAAAGACTGACACTTCACTTTCGCTCACGACGAGCAACACCTGGCAGACTGCCAAGTCATTGTCCACTATCACCGACTTCTCGCGCTTCTACAGCGATACACCGATACGCCTGTTCGATGGTTCAAACCGCATAGACTACTACCGACAAGTTCCTTTTGACCGACGGCTCGAATACAAAGACGCAGGCGGCACATTCGTCTATGACGAGAACGCGGGCAATCTGTACTTCAACGGCGTGGTAGCGTTCAACGGCACCCTCTACCTCAACTACCTTGCCACATCGACCGCGATAGACCTCACCAGCGCAAGCGCCGTGTGGTCGCTGTTCCCTTCTCGATTTCTCCCGCTTCTCGGCTTCTACGCCATCGGCATCTATCAAGGCGGCGTTGACTACGACACCATCTCGGCTCGCCAGTCGCCGCAGAACTTCGCCGTCATGCAATCGCTCAAAAATGCAATGGAAAAGTGGGACGACGAACGCGCTCTCTCCACACTCGACACCAATGATCCGACCGACCTCTACGCTTACCCGCGACTAGGAACTGTCAATCGGTATGATTCCTGATTTCGTCTTGAGCGAGTTTCTAGGCTTGCAGACATCTGTAAAAGACATCAAGACCCTCAAGCCAGGATACTCGCCGGACAGCAAGAACTGGATAACGGGAACGCATAAAGACCATATCGAATTGCGACGTGGCTACGCGCGTCTTGGCACCACAGAGCAGACAGGGACAGGAAAAATAACCGGCCTCGGCATCGGCATCCGCTACGACGGCACCGAGATTCCGTGGTACTCCCATGGACGAAAAGTCAAATACTACGATGTAGCCACCGATGATGCTATAGAAGTCAGCACCAATCTATTACCAAGCGGTGCAGACGGCGAGGATGTATGGTTTCAAGCGTACCAAGGACTCGCCGGTTCATTCATGTACCTCGGTTCCCCTAATTCTGGCATTTATAAGATACCAGCAGCAAATCCAGGGAGTGCCGTAAACCAGTCAGTTACCACATATCGTTTTGGCGTCTTCCATATCGGACAAAACCGTTCTTTTGCGGGTCAGCGCAACGGCACTACGGCAGGGAATAACGACAAGACCGGCCTCTATCTCTCGTATATCGACAAAGCGCAGCTTTCGAGCTTCACGCAAGTTACCGGCGAGGCATACGGCACTGGCGACGGTTCCACCACCACGTTCGCGCATACACTCGCAGCCATTTCAGCGCCTAAGACTGCCATGTACATATCTGTTACCGACGGCACCGAGACATTCACCGATGACCGCAATGGAAACATGGTCGGCAGCGCAGGTGGCACCGGCACTGTCAACTACGCGACCGGCGCGGTATCCGTCACGTTCGCCGTCGCTCCCGCGAATCTTCAAGCCATCACCTGTTCCTACTACCACGAGACAGCCACAAGCACCGGCATCCTCGATTACTCGGGGTCAGCGAACGGACAGGGTAAATCATTCCGCCAAGATGACGGCGGCGGCAATCTCATGGCTGTGTTCAACATCAACAACATCGAGTATTGCTTCCATCTCTTGAAGACATGGCAATTCACCGCGACGCTCGACGACACGACCTCTACAAACCTTGTTTATCGCAATATCGGCATACCGTATCCCCGCGCAGCGTGGCAGACACCCGAAGGTATCATATTCGCCGACCTCTCGCGCCCGACCGACCCGAAGTTTCGCCGCCTCCAAGTCCTCCAAGGCACCAACTCAACCACCATCGAGCCGCTTTCAATATCGGACGCGCTCGACCTTTCGTCGTATTCGTTTGATTACTGCGTCGCGTATCGCTGGGGCGACTTTGAGATTTTCTGCGTGCAGGAGAAAGTGTCAGGCGTCGCAAATGAGTACAACTCGCGCATGTTCGTCCGCAACGTCATTTCCGGCGCATGGGACGCGCTCGACTACTACGCATCATGCCTTGCAACGTACGGCGGTACGCTTGTCGCAGGTGATTCTGTTACGAACAACGTGTACACTATTTTTTCCGGCTTCGATGAAGATGGAGATGTTATATCAAACTACTGGACTTCTTCCGACCTCAATCTCGGCACCGACCACCTCAAAACCTGCCGCCGAATGGTCATCGACGGACTGATACAACCAAATCAATCGCTCAAAGTATCTCTTTCCTATGATGGCGGCGCGTTTACCGAGGTACAGACTATCGACGGTGACGGCTCATACGTTGATACCGGCGTTTTGACCTCTATCGGTAATCCCATCATCGGCTCAAAAATCCTCGGTGGTGGCGGCGACGCTAGTGCGTCCCCTTACGAGATAGATTTTCCCATAAACTCAGACCGGTTCAATTTTGTGCGCGTCAAGCTTGAAGCCCAGGATGTCGGGTATGTGTCGGTTCACTCCATCACGTTCAAGGACATCCGCGACAAAGGGAAAAAAAGTATACCTGCCCATACAATATAATCGCTACAAAACCATTACCATTCGTTACTATTCACTTATGGCCAACATACTCTTTGCAACACTTTTCATTCTTTCTTCTCTCGTCGGGTTCATCACCGGTTCGCCCGAGCCGCAGGTGCCGCTGTCCCAGGTACCGTCACTTGGCGCAGCTCTGCCGAGCGCTACCGCTAACTTCGAGACTTCGCTTGCCGCACCGATCACGTCATCGGCTACCAGCATGACGCTTTCCGCCAATTCCGTGCGCGGCGGCGGATCACTGTCGGGCTACCAGTGCTTTACGATTGATGAAGGAAGCGCACAGGCGGAGACCGTCTGCGGCACCATCTCCGGCACATCCGTCACCAGCATGTCGCGCGGCATCTCGCAGGCAACCGGCACGACGACAGTATCTGCGCTGCAATTCGCCCACCGTCGCGGCGCGAGCGTGAAAATAACCGACTACCCCGTGATTCAAATCCTCAAAGCACAGGCAAACGGCGAGGACACCTACAACAATATACTCAAATACTCTACGACCACACCTGATTGCGCGAGCGCCGATGAAATATGCGATTACGGGTTCATCACCGGACTCGCATTCAATGGCGCAGGCGTCATTGACGCGACGGCAGTTGCAAAAGGCGTCGTTGAACTCGCCACTCAAATCGAATCGGCATCATCCACATCAGCAGGCAGCTCTGGCAATCTCGCCATTCCCGCGTCGTCTGCCACTTCAACGTACAACAGCGCGACTGCTCCTTTGCGTATCGTGGTGACGCAGAATAGCGGAAAGATTGATAACTATTTCATTTCGACCACGACTCTCTACACCTACCCGCAAGCAACAACGACCGTCTTCACGGCGAACGGCACATGGGTCAAACCATCGAATGTATCGAAAGTCGAAGTCGAAGTTGTGGGAGGCGGCGCAGGAGGGGGCGGAGCATCTGCTACAGGCGAATGTGCGGCAGGAGGCGGCGGAGCAGGCGGATACGCGCGCGCAATAGTATCCGTCACCGGCAACGTAACTGTCACCATCGGCGCAGGAGGCGCAGGAGATACCGACGGCAGCGGCACCGGCACCAACGGCGGCAACTCTTCTTTCGCAGGAGCAACTACGATAACCGCAAACGGCGGCACCGGCGGCAGTTCGTGCGGAAGCGATAACACCGGCACTGCGGGAGGTGCAGGCGGCAGCACGACAAATGGTGATTTCGGAGTAACTGGCGGCACCGGCGGCACTGGCCACTTCTCCGGCACCGCGACTGTCTTAGGAGGTGATGGCGGCGAGTCTGTCTTCGGTCATGGAGGCCCTGGTTCCGTCGATGGCACAAGCAACGGTGGCGCGGGCGTCGGCTATGGCGCAGGAGGGGGCGGCGCAAGCGACGGGGCAGCAGGAACACCGGCAGGAGGCGCTGGCACCGGCGGCATCGTCGTCGTTCGGTGGTACACGATCTAACCTATGCCAACCGACACCACTTACTACAAGAAGGCAGAGGAAACGATACCGCAGTATAACGAGCGTGTCGCGGCGTACAATGCGTCGAAAACTCCAACGCATTCTACTCCAACCACACCCGCTACTACACCCGCCGCACCTGCTACCTACGTCCCCCGCTACACCGCCAACGAACAGGCTGCATCGGACTACCTCGACACCTTTCAATCTCCCCAGACCACAGAGCAGATACAAGCTCAAAAGATGCAAGCCGCCCAAGGCCAGATAGACGCGCTCACTCGCCACTACGACGACCTGCTTGCCGAACAGAAGACCATCAACGAGGGCCGCTCACGCAGCACAGATTCTGTGTCTGTGCTCACGGGGCTTGCAGGTTCGAGCGAAGCAGGACGAGCCGCGAACGAAACAACGCAGATAAACCAAAAGGACAATGCCAAGATACAGAACGAGCGTGCCGTGGCTATCCAGTCGCTTCTCAGTAACATCCGCGCAAGTGCCCTCGAAGAAGCCCGCCAGAGCCGCCTCGACGCCCGTGCAAGTGCAGAAAACATCCTCAAGCGCAAGACTGAGCGCGCCCAGGAAGCCGTCACCCAACTCACCGACCTCGCCAAGGGAGGTGTGACGGCCGACGGCCTCAAAGCGACCGACCCCGACTCCTATGCTCACCTTGCCCAGCAGCTCGGCGGCGAACAGCGCCTCAAAGCGCTTTTCACCCTCAACCGGCCACAGGAGACGATTCTCGATAAGCGCGTGGAGAACGGCTACTACATCGTCGCCACGCAAAATCCGCTCACCGGCAAGATTCAAATCGAATCCACAGACCTCGGGCTGCCTCCCGAATATAGCAAATCCGTTGATGCAGGCGACCGGCTTCTGTTCATGCCGTCGAATTGGGACGGCGACACGTCGAAGATTATCGCAATCGGGAAAGGATTAACGCCAAATAAAGCAGCATCCGTTGGCGGTGGTGGAGTTGGAACGAATGAGCAACTATATTCCGGCCTTTCGAGTACTACTGCTACTGCAGTTCGAGCAAAAGTAAACCAGTACTCGACCGAACCAGTTGTACAGAACTTCGCTACCGTTCAGGAGGGATATAATTTCGCAACATCAATTGACGCGAATACGCGGAACCCAGCCGACGACCAAGCACTTATCTATTCTCTCGCTAAAGCTCTCGATCCGGGAAGCGTCGTAAGGGAGGGTGAGTATGCCACTGCGCAGAAATATGCACAATCATGGGTAAATGCTTATGGTAAAGGCATTACACAGGCAATAGCCGGAACCGGTTTCTTGTCAAAGCAGGCACGCGAAAACATAAAAAAGACCATTGAATCAAAGTACCAATCCTCAAAACGTAGTTACGACAACGCCAATAATCAGTACATACAAAATATCAACAATCTTACTGGCAGGTCTGATGGTGCCAGTTTCCTTGTCGATTACGCAACACATAATGTTTCTTCAAATCTTACAGCAGCCGCCTCGCAGAAAGGCATCTCCGAATCCGACCTGCAAGACGCCATCGCACAATACGGCGAAGAAGCCGTGCAGCAGTTCTTGAACCAATGATATGGCAACTCTCGCAGAACAAATGGCGCAGGCAGGTTTCAAGCCGCAGGCGGGTTCGCTATCACAGCAAATGGCGCAGGCTGGCGTCAAACCGATTCAGCAAACAACACTGCAATCATCCATTGGCGGTGAAATCAAAGATGCTTTCATGGGAGGTGTACGGCAAATTGGCGAAGGATTGAAACGAACCACCTCACCAAATCTTGTTGAAAGTGTTGCTGGTGGCTTTCATGCCCTCGCAGGAGGAATCAATACCATATCTGCACCACTCGCTCCAATAATGAATCGTACCGTCGCGCCTCTCGTTGAAAAAGGAGGGGACGCATTGAGTAATACCAAACCATTTACAGAATATGGGCTTGGTTCTGTTGACGACACACGCCCAGACCTGCCAACAAAAATAGCGCAAGGTATCATAGATACGACCACTGTAGCAGGAGCAGTCGCAGGACTAATTGGCGCGAAACCCGCCGTCACAGGCGCGAAAAACGCACTTGGCAAAGCAAAAGATACCGTCAGTATTCCCAACATTAGAGCAAAACATATTGACGCACTGGAACAAACATACCGCGATCTCGCAGGCACTACCGTCAAGACACGCAACGCACTCGCCCGAGGTCAATCAAAGACTGAGATGATGAATAAGGCAGGCACAACCGGTTTGCCGCCCGAGCGCATCCTCGCAGAAAGTGGCATCATTCCAAAACAAAATGGATCAATCCTTGAAACACTCGAACAGGCCGATACATTTCGACATTCAATCAAGCCGCTTCGTGAAGCCAACAGGTCTGCAATAAAGGAAATTGAGTACCAAGTACCAAAGACACACCTGTCAGAACTTGAATTCAAGGCAATCTCACTTGCAAAATCAGAAAAGAACATTGATTCTGGTAATTCTGCCGGACTCGTCAGGGAGATACGAAAATCATTTGCAGAATATCGTGCATCATACGGCCAACAAATACTACTCACAAAAGTGGACGACATAAAGTCTGCTCGGTGGGCAGATAAAAAATGGGATGCCTCAAAGCCACTCAAGGCAGATGTCAATTATCTTATCGGTAAAGCGGCTCAAAAAACGATTGAAGATACGGCCGAGAAAGCCGGATATGCTGATGTCGCCCAGCTCAATCGTGAAATTGGCAGCAGACTTGACGCCGCAGACTTTCTTTCTTCATTGCACGGTAAGACAGTAAAGGGTGGACGCCTTGGTAAATATGTCCTTATGACCATCGGCTCAACGATGGGTAGTTCTATTCCCACAAAAATACTCGGTGCACTTGGCGGTGATGCAGTGGCAAACCTACTTATCAGCAACTCAGTAGCAGGCCCGGTAAAGAGACTTATTCTAAAAAACCTTGAAACTAAAAACCCTGCTGCATATCGACAGGCATTGCAGTGGATCGAACAGCAAGGAATTGACCGCGCCAGTCGGCTTGCTTTGCCACCCGCGCCTCCGCTTGGATCACCGAATAGACCTTTCATTATGCCAATGCGCGATATGTCAAGTGTAATGTCTGTTCCGGCGACAAAAAATCCTGTTACCGTAAACCCAAAAACAGGACGCTTTCAGCGCACTTATTCATCTACACCGAAAGTCAATTCCGCCCAAACATCCGCAGAATCCACTGCGCGACAAGCACTGCAAAAATCGTCTCAAGGATTGCCATTCCAAAATGGTACAACACCTGCAACAAAAGGCAAGGGCCTACGAAAAGCAACAAAATAATCCAACGATACGTATGTACAAAAAACTCACCGCACTACTCGTCGTCACCTTCGCCTTCTTCGCTTACGGCGTTTTTGCCCACGCCGAAACAGGCACCATCTACCAGCTCAATCCCTGGAAAACGAGCGGCGGCAACATCACGCAGAACGTCGCCAACACCCCCATCAAGTTTACCGGACTCACCCCTGGCGGCTGTCTGCAACTCACCGCTTCCAACATCGCAACGACTACCGGATCACCGTGCGGATCAGGAAGTGGCGGCTCCGGCAACGTCGCCACTTCCACCGGCGAGACCGCGGGGCAACTCTCGTACTGGACATCCACCAACGCGACACCAGCCACCCTCGGCAAGGTGGCTACCACCACGCTCACCCTCTCGGGCTTCCCCGCCAATATCCCCGCGACACTTGGGGCCTTGGTCGGCGGCTCGAACACGACGTGGACGTGGTGGGGACTTGCGACGACCTCGCAGCCCTCATCGAGTAACCTTCTCGTCTCCAATGGCGGGCAAGGGGTGTACGGTGCGGCCACCAGCTCGGCCACCATCAACAGCCCGCTATCCGGCTCGCTCACCGTGCTCGGCAGCGGTTCTTTGAGCATCGCAAACGCCGCAGCGGACGGCAGCACCAAAGGTGCGGCATCATTCGCCGCCAATGACTTCGATGCGGCGAGCGGCAACATCTCGATTGACTACACGAATGGACAAGCGGCGAGCGGCGCGGCAAAGGGCTTCCTCACCTCGGCCGACTGGACGACGTTCAACGGCAAGCAGGCGGCACTCACGTTCACCTACCCACTCCAAAACAGCGCCAACACCATCTCGCTCGCATTCGGCACAACGACGGCGAACAGCTGGAGCGCATTGCAGACCATCACCAACAGCACCACGTCGCTCGCTACATTCACCGCCGCACCGTGGTTCACGGGCATCACCGCTTCTTCGCTCCTTGCACTCGACGCCAATCAGCGTCTTACCGCGACTACGAGTATCGGCACGAACCTACTCACCGGCACTCTCGGCACCATCAACGGACAGACATTGAGCGTCGGCGGTTCAGTCACCGTCGCATCCACTACACTCTTGGCCGACAACAACACCTTTTCCGGCAACAACACATTCAGTAGCACTATCACCGGCAGCATCTCCGGCAACGCTGGCACCGCCACCGCCCTGCAAACCGCCCGCACTATCAACGGCGTCTCGTTCGACGGCACCGCGAACATCACGATTACCGCCGCATCCTCGACCTTGCTTGCCGACACGAACACATGGAGCGCGTTGCAGACATTCGGCAATGCCTCATCCACCGTCCTGTCATCCGGCACGATCTGTCTCGACACCTGCCGCACTACATGGCCGTCAGCGGGTGGCGGCGTGTGGCCGTTCACGCCATCTTCATACAACGGAGTCGCAAACCAGAGCACCACGACCCCGTTGTGGCTCAAAGACACTATGGTGCTCGCCTCGACGACACTGTTCACCAACGCATCGACGACCGGCCTGACTGTCGCGGGCAGTGCATGGTTCCCGACGCTTACCTCGGCGCTCATACTCACAGACGCAAACGGCCTTGCAGCAGAATACGCCGGTACTTCATGCACCAATCAGTTTGTCAGGTCGCTCAATGGGGCAGGAGTCGCCACCTGCGCCACAGTCGATATCTCGGCTGACACCAACCTATCCGCCACCTGGCCCATCGTCCTCACGGGCGACACGCTCTCCTTCGACGGCATCTCCACCTCATCCGCACCCTCAACCGGCAACCTCGCATACTGGACAGGCGCGAAATCCCTCGGCACCGTTGCCACCACATCACTGTCGTTCTCTGGCCCGTTCTCCGGCTTCTCGTCGCTCGGCGCACTCGTCGGCGGCTCCAATAGCACCGTCACGTGGACCGGTCTTGCCACTACTTCGCAGCCTGCAAGCAGCAACCTTCTCGTCTCCAATGGTGCCGCCGGTGTGTACGGCGTCGCCACCACCTCCGTCACTATCGGCGGCAGCCTCTCGTACTCCGGCACCTTCGGCGCACTTGTAGGCGGCGCGGCTGGCACACTCTCGCTCAACATGGCGAACGCAAATTCATGGACGGCGCTACAGACCTTCGCAAACGCCACGTCGAGTCTCTTATCCGCATACAGCGCATGGTTCGGCGGCACCGCGACGACAAGCATCGACAGCGCGGGCAACACCACGATTGGCGGCTGGCTCAAGATACCTTCGGCATCGAACCCGACCGTAGACGCCTCCGCGAAACTCGCCATCGACCAGACACAGGCATCTTCATCGCTGCGCTATCACGACGGGACAGCGGAACGCGCCCTTTTCCCCGACGGCATGGCAGGGCTGCCGTTCGCGTCATCGACCCTCACCTACCGAGGCGCGTTCGGCGCTTCTGGCACTACGACCATCAAAATGATGCGCACGCACCGGCCGCTCACGCTCTTGGGACTGTACTGCGACACCGACACAGGAACCGCCTACGTCACCGTCGGCAACGGCAGCGCATCGAGCACGATGCAATGCACCACCAGCAGCACGCGCAACACCACGTCCGTGACGTGGACGATAGGCCAATACATGTACATCGCCATCGGCACGAGGGCGAGCAGCCCGAATGTGATTACTGTCTCGCCGCAGCTAAGAACCGATGCCGATTAGTATGAAAAAAACACTCAAAAGAATCGGCAGCATAATCCTTGCGACTGTTCTCATCATTGGGCTGTTCGCCTTCTATCCTGGCACCGCATACGCAGCCATAGCCAAAGACACGAGCCAGCTGCAGGAAGCCGGAACATGCAACAACACAGGCACCGGCAACACGTTTTCTTACACCGCAGCGGCAAATAGTCTGATTGTCGTGGCAGTTGGCAGCGCCAGCATCGGACACTCCGGCATCACATGGAACGGCAACGCCTTGACGCAGATAGGCACGACCCAAAACACTGGCGCTGGACAGCTCATCTCCATGTGGCGGTACTACACCGCGAGCGGCGGAACAGGAACAGTGGCAGTGACAACCGTTTCCAACGTGACCTGCGTCATCGGCGTCATCTCTTTCACGGGCGTTGATAGCGCAAGCCCGATAGCAGCGAACGCACAAGAGAGCGAGTTCGGCGGCGCAGGCGGCAGCGGCAGTTCCCTCAACATCAACACGACCGTCGATAACGCATGGATCGTCTCCGCCGTGCTGCACACGCACGGAACTGACGTAAATTTTACAGCCGCATCAGGGCAAACCAAGGAACTTGAGAACACCAACGCCACACTCGCAGCAGACTTTGCTATGGGATACGAAGGGCCATTCACACCATCGGGCACACAAGCGTCTAACTGGACAGTTACGCCGACCTTTCAATACACGGGGCAGGTACTCGCTTCGATTGCCCCTTCGTCAGGTGGCGGCAGTCCCCCGCCACAAGTCCCCGACCTTCCTCAAATGTGGGTATCGTCTCGTGAAGAGGGGCCGATGTTTGTATGACATGGCTTTCAGACAACCTCCTTACTCTCGGCGCATATGCGCTTGCTGTCATCGTATGGCTCGTTCGCGGACAACACGACACAGGAGACAACACGAAAGCAATCGGACGACTCGAAGCCGCAGTGCAGAAGCTCGTGGACAAGCTTGATATTCTCATCGACCGTGACGCCGACATGCGCGAGCGCATGGCAGATCACGCAGCACGGATTACCAACTTAGAATCTAGGTTATAATTACTTGTATGGAATCATCAATTACGCGACCGAGTTTTGATGAAGCGCTGGAACGTGCAGCGCAGCGCGGCGACGAGTGGCAATTCGGGGCGATCCTCACCGACATAGCAACCGTCCCCGTCACTTCGCGTCTACGTTATCTTCCCCGAGGCGTCGTGCAGCGCAATAACGTCATGGACACGAATGGTTGCGCCTCACGAGCACCGCTGAATCTTTTGGAGACAAAGCTCAATTTCCTTTACGACAACGGAATGCACCCCGTACTCAAGAAATGGTGCGACGACAACGGCTACCGCATCAACGGCTCTTTTGCCCTTGCAGATGCGTTCATTGAGATTTTGAGCAATACGACGCGCTCCGGAAATGGTTTGAAGCAGCCCGTCGATGCGATCCGCAAATTCGGCGTCATCCCTATGCACCTGCTTCCGCTCAAAGATGGCATGACCTGGGACGAGTACATGGACAAAGACCGGATACTCCCCCAGCACCTCGACCTCGGACAAGAGTTCCTCAAGCGCTTCCCCATCGCCTACGAACAGGTCGTAGCAGCAGACTTCGGCAAGACCGGCACCATGCTCGACGTGGGCGTCCATGGCTGGCCGTTCCCGAATGATTTAGGCGTTTACGAGCGCACCGATAATCCGTTCAATCACGCCTGCGCATACATAACCGCCGACATCTACGCAAATGACTCCTACGACCCATTCTTGAAGCGTCTCGCCCAGGACTACCGCTTCTTCGATTGGGGCTATCGCCTCGCCATCACCGCTCAGAACCCCGACCCGACCGGCGCTATCCGCCTCGGACTCTTACAGCAGGTTCTTATCACCATCTCTCGATTGCTTGACGCGATACGGGGCGTACGATGAGCGTATGACCCTGCTTGACTCACTCAAAGCAGACCTGCTTCGAGCGCTCGAATTACTCGGCATCATTCAGAATCAACGTATGGAAAAACGAGATAAGATTTACGACACGGCCGTAAGCTTCATAGGCCGTGATGCGACGCCGAAAAGCAATGTACCAAACGAGGTGGCGTGCGCGGAAGTCATGTCTACGATACTGCAAAAGGCACTACCCGAGCTGCGGTTCCCTATGCTTGTCTCGACGCGCGACATGTATAACTATCTCGTAAAATCACCGAGCTTCGAGGAGGTATCCTACCCAGATTACGGCGACATCATCATCTCGCCGACCGGACTGGTAGCGTTAAAAAATGGTCACGTGGGTACGCTTGGAAAGAACGACGCCCCGAACGGTTCGCGCTGGATCATCTCCAACAATTCACTATCAGGCACCGTCGAGGTCAATTTCACCCTTGACGGGTGGCACAGATACTACGGCCGGAATAACGGCACCATCGCCTACTTCCGCGTTTCGTAGGGTCGAGATTATATAATCTATTACTAAACAACTACTAATTAGTAATTGTATGGAAACCATCCTAACCATCCTCATCGCCAGCGGCATCCTCGGCTTCGCGGCAAATTGGTTCGTGAACGTGGCAAAGTACGCCCGCGACTATGCGGGCGTATCACGGATCGACCCGCGCATCGTCAACGCTGTCGTGTCGCTCGTGCTCGCGTTCGTCACCGTCATAGCAGGCGGCGATGTCAGCCAGCACGAACTACAGGCCGCTTTAGAGGTGCTCGTGACCGCCGGACTGTCGTTCGGCGTCGCACACTTCACGCACCGGGCAAACAGCATTTAGGAGCCACCACGAGCACGAAACAGCCCGGACATCACATCCGGGCTTTTTGTTCCAGCGGTTTGTCGAGAATCGCAATACGTT